CGAAAAGAGCAACCAAAAAATGATGCTAACCCATTCTACAACAGAATGAAAACGTTAGCAGGACTAAAGACACAATAATTCTAAATATTACAGAAAAGGAGGTGAATTTATAATGTCTATTTTACAAAAATTAACAGAAGGCGTACAGTCTCGCGATATGCGTGCAGAAGGTGCAGCGCTTCTTAACAAATGGGAGGCCACTGGTCTCTTAGAGGGTCTCAATGCTGAGTCCCAAAAGCAAGGTATGGCCGTTCTTCTTGAGAACCAGGCCAAGGAGCTTCTTCGTGAGGCTTCATCAATGGCAGCAGGCGACGTCGAAGGCTTCGCAGCAGTTGCATTCCCAATCGTTCGTCGTGTATTCGGCGGATTGATCGCAAATGATCTCGTTTCGGTTCAGCCAATGAGCTTGCCATCCGGTCTCATTTTCTTCCTTGACTTCACGCATACCACTGCTCGTGGCGGCGCTGATGTAAACGAGTCAGTATATGGTGGCAACGTTGTCGCCAAGCAGATCACTGGTGGTGTCGACCTCTCTGGTCACTCCAAAGATTTCGACGGCCCAAGTGGTCACTACAACCTGGGTAACGGCTTTGCTGGCCCAACTGGAAGCCTTGTACTTGACGGAGCCCGTACTGCAGTATTGGCGTCAACTCAGATTCAGAACTTGACTGAGGCTCAGAAGAAGTTGATTGACTTCGACCCAGACATCTTGGCTGGAAACGCAACTGACTGTATTGCTATTCAAAAGGCAGCAGCTGGCGACGAAGCAGGCGCAGACGTTGAAAAGAACCGACCAGGTGCTGTTGCAGCAACCGCAGGCCTTTCAGCAGGCGACCGGATCATTAGACGACTAACTTCTTTTGACTCAACCGGTTTGGTTACCTTAGTTCTTCACCACATCACAGGTGCTGTTGGCACTGTAGTTGGAGATGATGTAACGATTAGTACTCCATTGAAGGACAGCTTGACCACCGGCGGCGGACTTGGATCTATCGTTGGTACAAACACGTGGGGTCTTGAAGAACCAAACCCAGGAACTGGAAACAACTCCGGTGCAACTGGTAAGAACTCTATCGCAGAGATCGACATCAAGGTTGACTCAATCGCAGTTACTGCACAGACTAAGAAGCTGAAGGCTAAGTGGTCTCCAGAACTTGGTCAGGATCTCAACGCATACCACAACTTGGATGCAGAGGTTGAGTTGACTGGTATTCTTTCAGAGCAGATCGCTTTGGAAATTGACCGTGAACTTCTCGGTGAGCTTGTTCAGGGTGCAACTGCTGGTACTCGTTACTGGAGCCGTGCACCAGGTCTTTTCGTAGACGCAAACGGTGCAGAGCTTGGTGCTACTTCAGCATCACCTGATTTCACTGGTACTGTTAGCGAGTGGTACGAGACTCTCATTGAGACAATCAATGACGTAAGCGCTCAGATCCACAGAAAGACACTTCGCGGTGGTGCAAACTTTGTTGTTTGTTCACCAGAGGTTGCTAACATCCTTGAGTTCACAAGTGGTTTCCGCGCAAGCGTAACTGCTGACCAGGACAGAGGCACCATCGGTGCTGTAAAGGCTGGTTCATTGAGCAAGAAGTTCGACGTTTACGTTGATCCTTACTTCTTGCGTAACGTTATCCTCATCGGCCGTAAGGGCAGCTCATTCCTTGAGAGTGGGTTTGTATATGCTCCTTACGTACCATTACAGGTAACACCAACCATTTTCGGTACAGAGGACTTTGTACCACGTAAGGGTGTCATGACTCGTTACGCTAAGAAGATGGTACGACCTGATATGTACGGTCTTGTTGTTGTTCGTGGCCTTCTTGGCGAGGCAGGCGCTAGCTAATAGCTAACCGCAACACGCAATAGCGAAAGAATTAAGCCTCACCATTTATTTGGTGGGGCTTTTCTTTTTTTGGGATACTATTTATAATGAAAAGGTAAGGCGAATTACCTCTAAAAATACATTAAGGAGATTTTATAAAATGGCAAAATTAGGAAGATATTCAGCGGATAGAAAGAAGATTGAGGACCTTACAGCAACTAAAACTGTAGAGGTTGCAGAATGTGGTACGATTTTCACATTGAACTCTGCAACTGAGTTTACTGTCACCCTACCCTCAGTGGCTTCAGCCGGCAAGGGTTGGTGGTGTAAATTTATTGTCAAGGCAGCCCCAGCAGCTGCTGATTATATCGTTACTGCTGCCGGCAGCGATACTATAGTCGGCGTAATTGTCACTGGTGCTGACGGCGCCGCAACAGATCAAGCCGGCACCGGTCAGGTAGAGTTCAAAGACGGCGCCGCCGTAGAGGGAGACCAACTGGAACTTGTTTGTGATGGTGTCAAATGGTATGTTGTAGGACACTGTAACGCTGCCACTGGCATTGATATGGGTGCATAACAACTAACTCGCCTTACAGCAGAAACAACCCCTCTTCCAACAGGAAAGGGGTTTTTCTATTTCTAAACTATTTATTACATAAACGAAAGGAATTACCATGGGTAAACGAAGAAAGCGGCTAACAATGCCAAAATATGCAAGTAAATATGCATCACTTAGAAAGGCTGTGTTCGGCCTAAAACAACAAGCACAAGAAGTAGTAGAAGAGGTTGTGGAAACAGTTTTGGAAAAAGCTGTCGTTGTTGCCGAGAAAGCAGAAGAAGTCTTGGATCAAACACAAGAGCGAGTAAATGCTCTCCGTTTTACAAACGAGGAAGAAGTTATTCAGGTCGAAGAACCAAAGGTTGAGGAAACAATTGTTGAGCAACCAAAGGTTACACGCCCGGCACCAAAAAACACAAACACCCCAAGAAAGAAATCTACTTCTACAACTCGTAAAAGAAGAGCCAACAAAACAAAAACAGACACCTAGGTTATTTGTCCCTTCGAACAACTAGTTATATTGATAAACTATAACACGTGAGGGACCATGAATGTCTTTACCTACATTAACACCAGCAAGCACTTTGTCTGCTGTTATTTTGCCAATAACCGGTACAGCAGGAAACATAAATTCTACACTACCGTATAAAATATACTCAGAAACAACATCACCACTCTACTCCAAGCAGTTCCTTTCAGGTGCTGTGGATCAAGTATCATACGTATACAAGAAACTTGGTGGTGATGTATTAGATATTGAGCTTACCGAAGGAAATGTGTACGCAGCCTTTGAAGAAGCAGTATTAGAATACTCTTATCTTATAAATGTGCATCAAGCAACCAATATTCTATCAGACGCGTTAGGTAATACTACAGGCTCGTTTGATTCAAAGGGTAACATAGAGTCAGGCGCACTGTCTTCTTCCCTTGGCGGCAAGCATGTGGCCCTCAAATATCCTAAGTTTGATTATAGTATGACGCGCCGAATAGCAGAGGGCATAGGAGCCGAAGTTGGACTCAACGGATCCGTTCAATATTCAGCATCATTTGATGTCGTTGCGGGAACTCAAGATTACAATCTGCAAAGTATAATCGAGGACTCCGTCCATTCCGGATCTATCAACGGAAAGACTGTCCTCATAAAGAAAGTGTTCTACAAGACCCCACATGCAATGTGGAGATTCTACGGATACTATGGCGGGCTGAACGTTGTGGGGAATATGCATAATTACGGACAATTTTCAGATGATTCCAGTTTCCAGTTGGTTCCTGCATGGCAAAACAAGTCGCAGGCTTTAGCCTTTGAAGATGCCATATACACAAGAATGTCCCACTGGTCATACGAGCTTCGAAATAATAATCTAAGGATTTTCCCAATTCCTCAGACTGCGATGCAGTCTAAAATGTGGGTTGAATTTTCAATACCAACAGACGTCTGGGACAGCACAGACCTTCAGACTGATGGTGTGAACAATATGAACACGCTTCCTATTGGGAACCTTCCTTACAACAACATCAACTCTATTGGTAAACAATGGATAAGAAGGTTTACATTGGCTTTGTGCAAAGAAACCTTGGGCCAAATTCGTTCTAAGTTTGCAACTGTGCCAATTCCAGGAGAATCAGTGACACTTAATGGGTCTGCACTGATATCAGAGGGCAAGGACGAGCAAGAAAAACTAAGAGAGGAACTGAAGACAACATTAGCAGAACTCACCTACGCAAAGATGGTTGAATCTGATGCTTCGATGGTAGAGAACAACGACAAGGTATTACAGAAAGTACCAAATTATATTTTTGTGGGGTAACTTAGATGGCTTCTGATGATAACAAATGGTCACAACCCGATTCTCCACCACCACCGTTGTTTACGGGGAAGAAAGAAAAGGATTTTGTAAAGCAAGTCAATGACGAGATCATCGAAAGAGTCATTGGCCAAACAATAGTCTATTATCCTATAAGCCTGGAGCACACAAACTTTCATGATGTATATGGTGAAGCCGTTGATAAGAATTTCCTAAACCCAGTAAGAGTATATGCCATGGTAAAGTACGAATCGCAAAATACAACGACCACACCACTAGGCGTTGACAGAGTAGAGAAGATATCAGTTATGTTTCACAAGAGAAGACTAACAGAGGATCAAGATCTTTTTGTCAGAGAAGGAGATTTCATACAATACGGTAGTCACTTCTATGAAATCTTGTCTTTGACCGAACCAAAGTGGCTGTTTGGTCAAGTTGAATCAAAGTTTGAGATTGCAGCATCGTGTGTGAGAGCAAGAGAGGGATTATTCAATGTCTGATAATTACGTAAACGAAGAGGATTCTTTGATTGCAAAGTTGCACTTCGAAGCCTCAACTATAGAAACCATCGACCGTGCAATGCTGAACTATGTAAAAGAATTGAACCTCTATACTGATACCAATCAGGGCTGGAGACAAGTTCCGGTAATATGGGGGTCAGCAGAAAGAGCATTTCAGACAAAAAATGATAAAGACGTCAGAGATTCAGAAGGTATGCTAATACTGCCAATTATCACAGTTGCAAGAACTTCACTGGCCAAGGATATGGCCAGTAAAGGAGTTTTTCAAGGTAGTATTCCAAAGATTGACGACGAACAGGGTGGATCCCTCCCAGTGTCGAGAGTAATATATCAAGAGAAGTCCATGAAGTTCGCAAACGCTGATGCACAGAGGCTCCACGGGCAACTAAATTATCCTCGTCAAAACGCGAAGACGGTCTATAGAACTATTACCGTCCCAATGCCAGTAAATGTGACTATTATGTATGAAGTTACACTCAGAACAGAGTACCAACAACAAATGAATCAATTAATGTTGCCTTTCGTGACAAAACCTGGTACAATAAATTATCAAAGATTATTTGAAGGTGAGCACAGGTATGAAGCGTTCATCCAAGGAGACTTTCAAGCGAACAACAACGTTTCAGACTTTTCATCAGACGAGAGAAAGTTCGAGACAAAGATAAATGTAAAGGTAGTCGGGTATTTAGTCGGAGAAGATGGTAACGCAACGAAACCACACTACTCTATAAGAGAGAACGCAGTGGAAGTAAAGATACCAAGAGAAAGAATCTCCCTCGGAGAGGTACCAGAGCACGAATTCGGTTCTTACTATGGGTTGTCTGGTATTCCCATGAGCGCGATATTCGACAGTGACACTGTTTCTTCTATTTTCTCTAATGTGGCTGCAGCCAACGCTCCTGCCGCCGCAGGAAGCTCTGGAGGAGGGTCCGGAGGAACAGATTCAGTAACAAGAAGCACCTTTGCAGAAGTCTTAGGAGAAACGCTGATTATCAGAGAAGTTTTGAAAGAAAACGGCGATGCCCCACCATCACCAGCGACCACTTTTACCTTGGACAACTTACCAAGAACAAACACAGAGTCAATTTATGTGAATGGTGCAATACAGTCCGTGGGAGCAGACAACGATTACACTATTAGTGGCCGAACAATAACATTTACTTACGATTTAACAACTGAAGACAATGTATATGCAACATATATAAAGAACTAGAAAGGAGATACAATGTCCACAGATAAAACCAAGACCGAAGAGGTCGCAACCCAAGAAGAAGCCACCAACTCATCAGAAATAGTAGAATTAGAGTGGACGGAGGTCGAACAAATCTTCGCACTTCGAGAGAATTTGACCTCAATTGAGGCCAACTTTTCGTCAATGTGCTTAAATTTCGAAAAAAGAAAGATGGAGGTTCTATCCACTATGAAAGAGTATGAAAATGCCATGTATTCCCTAGCGGGACAACTGAAGGAACAAAAAAACATAGATGCAAATCTCACCTACGAACTTAAACTTCCTTCCGCTCCCGAAGAAAAAGCCTACTTTATTAGGAAAGAGGTCTGAAGTGTCATCTAGAACACTATTTACTTTACTCAGTAATTCGATTTAGGGGAGAGACGAAATGACCGACCAGACAAATGCTTTCACTACCAGCGACATAGGTATTGCTGCTTACTTACAACTAAAGAGGTATAAACTAGTAGAATGTCGAAGATTAGAGACCGGAAAATTTCATTTCAAATTCGAAGATCCCGAAAACAAGTGCCCAATGCTTTCTCTCGAATTTTTAGATTCCGACTTCTGTAAATTTGACAACAATGTTAGAAATCTAAAAAAAGTTTTATTCTCTTAGGAGATCTCCAAACTATTTATAGGCAGACGTCCGTTCATTCCTCTAACATCCCATCTATTTAATTTTTCTAACAATTTACTCCTATAATATAATATAATTTTAAGTGCAAAATTCATATATAGGAGGAAAAAATATATGACTTATTATCTTAGTGGGGCCTTAGCCTCACAAAATAGTGCGTCAATTGATCAGGCTATTACAGGCGGCCTTCCATTAAGCGTCAATGATTTTACGAGCCCGGCAAAAGAAAATCTTACTTTTGATTTTTCACCAAGTGCCGAATACATGCTCAAGACTACTTTTATGGGGACCGGCTCATTTGGGTCAGACCCAGGCAATGATTATGACCCAGGTATGATAATCTATCAGTCCGGATCCAGCAATGGATACGAGATCGCAGATTTTATCAAACTCAAGGGTTCTCGTGCTTTAGACAGTGCATTTTATTACGCTGATTCGCCCAACTTGCTTAGTCCTAGGTTTCTTAGTGATGACACTATCGTCATCGCATGCGACGCTTATGACCCTCAAGATGGCAGTGGAAATCGCATGGACGGTGTGTTCATAGTCGTAACTGGCTCTGGAACAAATTGGGGCATATCCCAAGTAATTTCCGGAAGCACATCGCACGGTATATCGAGTACGGCTCAAACCCGCGACGCAAACCTAGGAGGGGAGAGTGTTATTGCAGACTTTGTAGGCAATGGGGATCAAGCGAAAATGATTGCCGCAAACAACAAATATAGCAGCACTTTGGCAACGAGAGTTGCTATTCATAATTACGGAGGTCACGCTTCGGCCGCCCGCCCACAGGGCATGATAACCATATTCCAGCAAAGTGGTGGAACTTGGTCTTTCCATTCTCAGTTCAGCCAAGAAGACCTGTCTGACTATGTCAATGGCTCCTTCTCTTCAGGACTGTCTGTTCATGACATGACCTGGATTGACGAAAACAACATGGTCATTGTCTATTTTGCAGACGGCAGTACAGACTATAGTTATATGATAGCGGTGACGTGGAATGAGTCAACATCTAAGTGGGAAATTTCAGGCTATGATAGCTCAGAAATGACAAATTATGCCTACAAATTGGCCACTCGGGTCAGCTTAGATGTTTCAACATCAGGCGTTCAGGGTATCAGATTTGTAGAGTATGATCCGTTCTCAGAAAGACTTTTGATGGGCTACCAGGGAGATTCAATTTGGATGTTCCAGTCAGCCTCAAACTGGTTACGTGATGACCTTTATGGAAGCCTCTTTGGAAAGGGTAACACCTCGGAAGAGAATGACCATGGACATTCCGGCGTTCTAGGCGTGCCGCCTTTTGGTCACAAGCAACATATGAGATTTGCCTTCGCCAACGACCGCACAACAATTGTCGGTGTTCAGGCTAGGTATGGATCAGAGGCGACTGCCGCAAATAGTGCCTGGAACTCGTTGGTATATCACGAATCATCGTCCGCAGGATGGAGTAGTTATGATATAAGTTATAATGGTAGCATATATCAAGGTAGAATGAGGCATGAGTTTTTTAGCACTGGTAGTATTACTTTAGCCGCGGAGGCGTCCTCCGGTTTGGGCATCAACCCGTATACTCACAGCCGACAGACGGATGAGCAATACGGAGCAAAGACCGCGTTCACTATGAACAGTACCAACGGTGGTGACGGAAATACATTTGCTTATCACGAAGCTGACAAGGCAAGTACTTTAGGTAGCTACCAGAAAGACAATCAGCGTATTTTGGTCGGTAACTTCGGTGCCTTCCCTGCAGCGAACCCCTCGCTTGCATCGTCTGTTACTTCATCCATTGGATCTTCTGGTGGTACCTTATCGGCCGGTGGAACTCAGGCTTCACCAAAAATCTCGGTAACAGTACCATCTAATGCTTTGAGCGGAGACACTAGTCTATCAGCAGAGGTTATGTCCAACGCTGATTACAAAGCAAGTAATCTTGGTTCAATCAAAACCCAAGCCGGCTCGTCCGGCGCATACTTTGCGGGGGATATCATTCGATTGACGCCACATGGTCAACAGTTTAGTCAAGCAGCTACAGTTCAGTTTATTTTAGATTCAGCCCCGGATGACCTTACAATCTGGAAGAGAGATTCTCACGAAGGTGGTTTCACTCAGTGGTATCAGCTACCGGATAATCTATGGTCAAACTCGGGAACTACAGTAACAATATCAACCACAAAATTCAGCGAATACGCTGGCATAGGAGGAATTAACGTGGCAAGGACAAAATTAAATAATTCACAATTAGTGACACTAACAGCTACCGATTTGGTAGACAGTACATCAATCAGAGTTTCAGGTAGCAACTCTTTCAAAAATCTATCAGTAGCAGCAACCGACCTTTTCGTCATAGAGCAGGGCGGAGGCACATATCATGTGTCTGCTTCGCAGATGGCAGAATACTTCGGCGGTCTCGTATCGGTCTCCGCTTCTTCGGACAACGTAGACATGAGAATGACTTTCGTCAGTCCTACCGATGACACAGACATCGGCCTAGCAGTCGATGCAGGTATTAAGTACAACCCATCATCAAACACTTTAAAGGGTGCGAACCTTTCTGGTTCTGGTACTTTGCAAATCGCAGGTAACTCAGACATGGCTGGAACGTTAGACGTTGTAGGTCTCATCTCAGGTTCAGGTGGAATTGACATCGCCGGCACCGCAGACTTTGGTGCTGCAGTAAACGTTCAAGGCGCGCTTGATGTAGATGGAGCAACGACTCTCGACGGTCTTACCGTAGCAGAGGCAGCTGTATTCTCATCGACACTGTCCGCAACAGGTCTTATTTCTGGATCTGGTGGCATTGATATTGCAGGAACCGCAGACTTTGGTGCCGCAGTAAATGTAGAAGGTGCCCTTGACGTAGATGGCGCAACGACTCTTGACGGGTTGACTGTTGCAGAAGCAGCGGTTTTCTCAAGCACACTTTCAGCTACGGGCCTCATCTCAGGTTCAGGTGGAATTGACATCGCCGGCAGCGCTGACTTCGGTGCTGCAGTAAATATAGAAGGAGCACTTGACGTCGACGGAGCCACAACCCTTGATGGCCTTACCGTTGCAGAAGCTGCAGTGTTTTCAAGTACTGTTTCAGCTACAGGCCTTATCTCAGGTTCTGGCGGTATTGATATCGCCGGCGCCGCAGACTTTGGCGCTGCTGTAAACGTTCAAGGTGCTCTTGACGTAGATGGTGCTACAACCCTTGATGGACTTACCGTGGCAGAAGCCGCAGTATTTTCAAGCACTCTTTCAGCTACAGGCCTTATTTCTGGATCTGGCGGTATTGATATCGCTGGAGCTGCAGACTTTGGCGCTGCAGTAAACGTACAGGGCGCGCTTGATGTCGACGGAGCTACAACCCTCGATGGTCTTACCGTTGCAGAAGCTGCAGCTTTCTCAAGCACAGTTACTGCTACTGGACTGATCTCAGGTTCCGGAGGCATTGATATTGCAGGAACCGCAGACTTTGGTGCTGCAGTAAACGTACAAGGTGCATTAGATGTTGATGGGGCTACAACCCTTGACGGTCTTACTGTTGCAGAAGACGCAGCTTTTCAACAAGATGTTGTAATTACCGGAGATCTTACGGTCAATGGCGACACAACAGTTATTAGTACTACGAATCTAGAGGTTCAAGATTCTTTGATACTTTTCTCAAGCGGAGCCTCTGGCACGCCAGCTAACGATCAAGGTTTCATCTTCGACCGCGGCGCTGCCGACAATGCGGCAATGCTTTGGGACGAGAGCACAGACAGATTTGTGTTTGCTAACGTGGCCTCTGCATCTGCAGATTCTACAGGAAACCTTGCTTACTCTGCATATCCAGTATCTGCATCACTTTTCTATGGTGACGGTTCGAACCTTCTCAATGTTGGTGCGACCATTGAAGCAGCGAGTTCTGATGACATTGACTTGCAACTTCTGTTCACTTCACAGTCTGGAACATCGCAGACTCTTTTCATTGACAGTGGGTCTTTGAAGTATAACTCAAACTCTAATATGTTGAAGGCTGTAAATCTTTCTGGCTCTGGTACTTTGCAGATTGCAGGCAACTCAGACATGGCTGGAACATTAGATGTTGTAGGTCTCATTTCTGGCGCAGCCGGAATTGATATCGCTGGCACTGCAGACTTTGGAGCGGCAGTAAACGTACAGGGTGCATTAGACGTAGATGGCGCGACTACGCTTGATGGTCTTACAGTAGCGGAAGCAGCTGTATTTTCATCGACATTGTCTGCGACAGGTCTCATTTCAGGCTCTGGCGGAATCGACATAGCCGGCGCAGCTGATTTCGGAGCTGCAGTAAATGTACAGGGCGCACTTGATGTAGACGGCGCTACCACTCTAGACGGACTTACGGTCGCGGAAGCAGCTGTTATGTCTAGTACTTTGAGCGTAACTGGTCTCATTTCGGGCTCTGGCGGAATCGACATTGCCGGCTCTGCAGACTTTGGTGCCGCTGTCAACGCACAGGGTGCAATCTCCGGCTCAAGCCATTTACAGATTGCAGGTAATTCAGACATGGCTGGAACATTAGATGTTGTAGGTCTCATTTCTGGCTCTGGCGGTATCGACATTGGTGGAACGGCGGACTTCGGTGCAGCCGTAAATATCCAGGGTGCCCTTGATGTCGACGGTGCAACGACCCTCGATGGCCTTACTGTTGCGGAAGCGGCAATCATGTCCAGCACTTTGAGTGTTACAGGGTTGATTTCAGGATCCGGTGGAATGGACATAGCAGGTACAGCGGACTTCGGTGCAGCTGTAAATGTTGAAGGTGCTCTTGATGTAGACGGTGCAACCACTCTAGACGGACTCACAGTTGCTGAAGCAGCAGTCATGTCTAGTACTTTGAGTGTAACTGGCTTGATCTCTGGTTCTGGTGGAATGGACATGGCAGGTACAGCTGACTTCGGTTCGGCGGTAAATGTTCAAGGCCTTCTTTCCGGCTCTGGTGGAATGGATATGGCAGGCACAGCAGATTTCGGCGCTGCTGTAAATATCCAGGGTGCTCTTGATG